CTTAGGTACACTCTTCTATTCTGCATTAGAGTCAGAAGCTGAGCTTCCGATGTCCGTTGCGTTTGCTGAGTCAGCCATGTTCACACGGTCCTGCCCTAGACCGCGATCCCAGCGTCGCATGGCTTTTGGCCATGTACGTGTCGATGTAGCGAGATTCAGGGTCACAGAGGAGCCAGATCGTACAATCCTTCGGAGTTTTATCCATAATCGGAGGATCCGTCCCCCTTCTCTAACGCTGATGTCATCGTTTTTACGCGACAACAGCTGCGCTCGAGTTGGGAAACTTCCCGACTCCGAGTTATATCCAAATAACTCACTCCAGAGTGCATCTAGGTCCTTCCATGACGGGAGGATGTATGGACTGTGCTCTCGGAGCATTCCATCAACTTTCTTCACGCGATCCCATAACTTATCATGATAAGGTCGAGCCACCCATTCTAGGAAGAAGTCGTTGAAGGCATTTTCTGAGAAAACGCCATCTAGACCTTTTCCTTTTACCCCAAGATAGCCTCGCACGGCGACTAAGCCGTTACGAAGGACTACCTTGAGGTCCTTCTTTCGTTCTTCCTCTGTCTTCGGACGGTCTTCACCGTACGAATAGGAGTAAAGTCCGATCGAAGGTAAGAGTTTCTCGATCTTAACAATCCTAGTCACGGCCCGGTTAATCAATTCAGTCCACACCCCCATGGCGACACGCCATAGAGGTGCGTCATCCTTGATCGCTGCACCAGGACCAACAGCGCTGATCCACTCGATCACTCGAGTGGGCCAAACGCTACCTGGCGCATGCAGGCAAGCTGACAAACGTCCTAGACGATTCCCGACCGCCCAGATCACCTGTAGGCGAGCTAGGTTTCGGTATCCGTAACCAGCGAAACGCGCTACAGAAGATACTCTAATTCTTGCGAATTTCAAGTTCTTTCGGACTAGTTCCATCAAAGAGGTCAGATTGCTTAACGCAACCGAAACTTCAGCGAGGGACATAGCCGATACCTCCTGTCCTTTGAAATATGTTCTCTTAGCGAACTCGAAAGTTCCCTGAGTAGAAACCAGAC